TGGTTATGATGGTATTGTATTTGAAGGCGGTATTCCATTGACATCAATGTGTTCACATCACCATCAGACAATTCAAGGACGTGTGCATGTAGCTTATATTCCAGGTAAGGATAGCAAAGTTATTGGTCTATCAAAACTAAATCGATTAGTTGAATACTTTGGTCGTAGAGGAGCTATCCAAGAACAATTAACAGTTGCTATTCATAATGCAGTAGATACTATTATTAATGACAATAATGGTGTAGCAGTTATGATTGAAGCTACTCATAATTGTGTACAATGTCGAGGTGTAAAGCATGGTGGTGCCAGCATGAAGACGGCTAAGCTAACTGGCGCATTTAAAGATGATCCGGCTACTAGAAATGAATATTATGAATTCGTTAGAGGATATGAGCAGTAGTAAGCAAATTGAATCTAATTTAGAATATATCAGAACTAAGCTACAACTAGCTAAAAGAATTGATATGGATGCTGAATTAGTTTATAATTCATTACTTTTAGCATTGCATGGAGAACATGAAACACCAATGCAGGCATTTGCGGATGCTGTAAACGATATAATGAATTAATGAAAATACTTATTCCAGAATACAAGATAGAACGACGAGTTCGAGCAATGGCACATACCATATCAGAAGAACACCGTAACAGTGGATCATCATATCCACCGGTAATGATATGTGTATTAAATGGCGCTTTTATGTTCTTTACGGACCTAGTGAAAGATATGGGTATAGATATTGAGGTTGATTTTATCCGTCCAAAATCTTATATTGGTAAAGATAATTCGGGTGGCGTTACATTTACTAAAGATATCGAATTATCGCTTAAAGGTAAACGTGTTTATATTATTGAAGATATAGTTGATACTGGTCAAACGATGATGGAAATTTTGAATCGCGTTGATGCAGAAATGCCTGCAGAGGTTAAAGTAGTAACATTGGTTGATAGAAAGGATAACGAATTTCCGATTGATCATTATTGCTTTGAGATTGGAGATGAGTGGGTTGTCGGATTTGGCTTTGATGATAATGGCCTTAAGCGTAATTATAGAAATTTATATGAAATCGATTAATGTATCAGAATATATTTTATTCACGTAAGACAAATACTATTCATCTATGGGATGATATTGAAGGCCATAAGAAGATAAAATATAAGCCATATGCTTATAGAAAAGCTCCTTATGGTCCTTTTGTTGCATTAGATGGTAACCAACTTGAACAAGTATTCAATCCTACTCGAGAAGACCATGGATTATATGAATCTGATGTTAGACCCGAGGTACGAGTTTTAATTGATAGATATACAGATTCAGATGAATCAAGTACTAATCATCGTATATTAACTTTTGATATTGAGGTTGATATTGAAGGTGGATATCCGGATTTAGAAACTGCTGATAAAGAGATTACATCTATTGCATATTATGACCATATGATGGATATGCGATATGTATTTATCTTAGATAAACGAAGGCAAGTAGAATCTAAAGAAGCAAATGACTGCGAGATATTATCTTGTCAGACAGAAGAAGAATTGTTACAGAAGTTCTTATTCAAGTATCATCAAACAGATCCAACTATTTTAACTGGATGGAATATTGATGGATTTGATATTCCGTATTTATATCGTCGGTTAACTATAGTATTAGGTAAATCGATGGCCAATGCATTATCACCTATCAAAGAAGTTAAGTATAATGAACGTAATGATTCATATACTATAGCAGGTGTATCTGCTTTGGACTATATGGCTTTGTATAAAAACTTTACTTATTCTGAAGAATCTAGCTATGCATTGGAGGCTATATCTCAAAAGGAGTTAGGTAAAGGTAAGATTGAGTATGATGGTGATTTGAATACACTTTTTACTACAGATATTCAGAAGTATATTGATTATAACTTGACAGATGTTGATTTGGTCGTAGAGTTAGATCAGAAAATGAAGCTAATTGATTTGGCAATTAGTATATGTCATAAAGGCCATGTACCATATGAAGATGTATTTTATTCTACTAGATATTTAGATGGAGCTGCATTAACATATCTTAAGCGAAATAATATTGTAGCACCATCCAGAAAACGAAGAGTTAAAATTCAGACAGCTGGAGATTATATAGCTCGTAGTACAGAAATTCGTGTTAATGAGATTCCTAGAGATACTCCACCATCAGGTCAATTAAAGATTCATACGTCTAAGAGTGGCAGTGAAAAGGCTGAGTATATTGATATCGATTTCAATCGTAATGTATTTGTACTAAAGAAAGGTATCAATAAGCCATTGCCAGGAGGATTGGATGTTGCTATTGATTTGTTAGGTGCATTTGTAAAGACACCTACACCAGGCTTATATAAATGGGTATATGACTTAGATTTAACGTCTCTATATCCATCTATTATTATGACTTGCAATATTTCACCTGAAACTAAATTAGGTAAGGTAGTTGGTTTTGATGGTCATAAGTTTGTGCGTAATGAAGAAATGCATTTAACTTTAATGCCAGGTTCCGTAGGATATACAACAGAATCTCTTAAAGAATGGTTAACATCTAATAACTATAGTATTGCAGCTAATGGAGTTGTGTATAAAACAGATACGCCTGGACTAATACCAGTTATTCTTGACAAATGGTTTAATGAACGTGTAGAATATAAAAATCTTAGGAAGAAATGTGAGAAGGAAGGAGATGAAGATAAAGCTGTATATTATGACAGACTGCAATTAGTTACAAAAATTATGCTTAATTCATTTTACGGTGCGTTAGGTAATGCAGGATTTAGATTTTATGATCCTGATAATACTATCGCTGTAACCAGTACTGGTCAGCAATTAATTAAGTTTACTGCTGATATCGGTAACAAGTATTATGTAAATGAGTTAGGTAAAGAAAAAGATTACTGCATATATACAGATACTGATTCAACTTTCTTTTCATCGCTTCCTATTATAGAAAAACGATATCCCGAGTTCGATATTAAAAATGAAAATTGGATGGCTGATAAAACTATTGAAGTTGCAGATGAAGTACAAGCATTTATCAATAAAGCATATGATATATATGCCAAGCGATTTCATAATGTAGAATCTCATAGATTTGATATCAAGCAAGAGAATGTTGCTAAAGCTGGTCTATGGATTGCAAAGAAACGGTATGCGCAATGGATTATTAATATAGAAGGTCATACTGTATCTAAACTAGATGTAAAAGGTTTGGATGTTGTAAGATCATCATTCCCACCTGCATTTAGAAAGTTCATGGCCGAGGTGCTTGAGGATATGCTTAAATTGAAAGATAAAGAAGATGTAGATAAGAAGATATTGGATTTCAAAGAGCATATTAAAACGCTTCCATTAATTCAAGTAATGTTTCCTATAGGAGTAAAGGAGCTCAAGAAATGGGAGACAGGTAGATTGTTTGGTAAGCGCATTTCAAGAACTCCAGTGCATGTAAAAGCAGCTTTGAGTTATAATGATTTTCTTAAGCATAGAAAGAATAAAACAACTCAACCTATAGTCGATGCTCAGAAAATTAAATGGACTTATTTAAAATCTAATTCATTTGGTATTGATGAATTAGCTATGAAAGGTTTTGAAGATCCAGAAGAGATTGTTAAGTTTATTGAGGAACATATTGATTATGAAAAGATATTCAATAGAGCATTTGAAAACAAGCTAAATGATTTTTATGATGCTTGTGGATGGGGTAGTATTCCTCAGAATGCAGCATTAAATCAATTCTTTTCTTTTGGCTAATTGAAATTAATTTCTTATATTGTATACAAATCAAATAAATTAAAAAGATGAAAGGTAAATCTCATTGGTATGGCCGTGAATGTGAAGGCCGGTTTGCAGATATCGATACGGTATTTGTAAGAAAGAATATTCCAGAAAATTATAAAGAATATCCGCATATCTATTTTACAATTGAATATGTAAGAAATTGCAATCAGCCAGTTTTGCCACCGGATTTCACAAATGATGCATGGGATGATATATTAGAAATATTAGAAACTAATCAAGTAGTAACTATCGAAGCCGATAGAGGTACTATTAATGATATCCCATTAGGAGTATTTAATCGGGTGCATGTAATTTATAGAATCGAAGATCGGTATCCAATTGATCTCTTAAAGAGTACAGATACTATTTCAATTGATACTGGTAAGTACGCTTCTATTCAATCTATGAAAGGTTGTATGCAACGCATTACACCTGATGATTACAAATACGATAGAAACGACCAATGACTTACAGTTATAAATGTCAAGGCAAGTGTGGTAAAATAGAGGATTACCGCCATGGCATGAACGAGAAGCCAGAATATAAATGTTGTGGTGAAATAATGAAAAAATATTATGGTACTCCGCCAATTGGAATACATGGGGCTAACACCGGTGGAAGATCAGGAACATAAAACGAGTAATAAATGACAAGCAAGAAAAAAGTATGGTATTTAGGCCTTGAACCTCTTAAAGCAAGATATACAGGTCAATTAACAGAAGATTGGATGCCAGCGGCATTTAATCAATTTAAGGAAGATGTAGATTTTATATCAGTTCCTGGAGATTATGATCCTGATCAGGAAATTAAAGTTGGTGCTGTATTAGATGCAGTTGGTCGCGGTGTATTTGCAATGAGCCAAGTAACTCGACTGCTTGAAGCTATTCGATCGGATGATTTTCAAGATGGTGATATTGTATATATTCAAGATATGTGGCATCCAGGAGTTGAAGCATTGTTTTATGCTTGGGACTTGTATGGATATAAAAATGTAAAAGTATATACAAGATGCTGGGCTCAATCAGTTGATGAATATGATTTCACATTCCCGATGAGAGAGTGGATGCGTTATTATGAGTTAGGATTTGATAAATATCTAGCTGGTATTTTTGTAGCAAGTACAATTCATAGAGATCAATTGAGAGAAGCAGGATTTACTGCACCTATTCATGTATTAGGATTACCAGTTCATTCGGAATCAGTTCGTAAGACGGCCGGCAATACTAAAAAGACCTTTAAGGATAATGTAGTAGTTTATACTTCAAGATTTGATAAAGAAAAGAATCCATTCTTCATGATGGAAGTTGCTAAACAATTTTTAGAGCAGAATCCTAAATGGGAATGGCATATAACTACCTCAGGTAAAGAAATCAGAAGTATGATGCCTGGTACGGTAGAAGCATTGCGCGATCTAGCAAAAGCAGAGCCTAGATTTAAAATCTGTGAAGGTATTAGTAAGCAGGAATATTATGATAAGCTTAAGACTTCTGAAGTGCAATTCAATACTGCATTGCAAGATTATGTAGCTTTTACGGCAGTTGAAGGAGATGTATTTAATGCAGATTTAGTATATCCAGATTTCAGATCTTTCAAAGAAACAGTAGATGCTAGTAGAAGATATGTTCCGTTCAAAGTTGATAGTGCTTTAGCGGTATTGAATAATGCTATCAAAACAAAAAGACCAGACCATGGTATTGCAGAAGCATGTGATATTGGTATATTGGCAGAAGCAATGATCGTTTCAAATGGAATTGATTATGAATTAAATGTTTGGCATGAGAAAGAATTATGTAAGCATTTGTTAACAAGAAAAGGTGTAAATGTATGAGTAAAGAATTAATATACTATCCCTCATTATCTGCAGGAGGTAGTGCTGATGCTCTGAAAAAGAATAAGGAGGTTAAGCCTGGCTTAACTGCTAGATTCTATGATAAGTCATTTCCAGAGCGATGGAGACATCCATACTTCCTAATTACTGCCGGCCATCATTATAAAGATATGGAAGCCAGGCAGAAGTATGGTTGTGGTGATGATGTCCAGGTTATAGGTGATTCCGGGGGATTCCAATTGGTTACAGGGGCTATTAAATGGTCGCCAGAAATCAAAGAGAAGATCTTCCATTGGCTAGAGGCCAATTCGGATATCGCCGTAAACCTGGATATACCGCCACGTATTAAATATGAAGGCAAGTTCAGAGAATGCTTAGATATCTCATATGAGAACTTTAAATATTTCGCAGAGAATCAATCAGGTAAAACTCAATTCTTAAATGTGATACAAGGTAATAGTATTGCAGAATATGAAACTTGGTACAATCGAGTTAAAGACTTTGATTTCAATGGTTGGTGTATTGGAGGAGCTCAGAAAAGAGTATCAATGTTTATGAGTGGTTTAGCTCCATTGCTAAAGCATAGAGAATTTGAAAAGAAGCAGAACAAGTATGTACACGTATTAGGAATCTCTAAAATATCTGATTTCTTCTTATTGGCATACTTCCAAAAGATGATGAATAAGCATTATGGAGGTAGAATTCAAATTTCAACAGATTCATCTTCACCAGGCTTATATCCAGTATATGGAACATATCTCCATTCAGCTCAGTTAAGTAAAATGACCTTTACTGATCTATACTTTCCAAAAGGAGAAAATCTTCCTTATATACCAGGAACCCCGGTACCTAATCCATTAGGCCATCCGGTAGGAGAAGGATTTACTTTTGATGAAGTTGCTAAATATGATGCAAATGTGTATAACAAAATGACAATGAATAATTTGTTTGTATATACTGAAACGGTTAAGCAAATTAAAGAATTAGTTAATGCACATGATGAGTTACTAGAAAAGGTTATTCCGAGAGATTTCTATCTAGTATTAAAGAGCATGGAAGAAATGTTCGAATCCGATGATCCATATATGGTATATGAAAAGCATGTAGGATTGTATAACAAATATGGTGGCCAAACATTAACAATGGCAAATAATGAAACTTTCAATAAGTTTTTTGATATTCAATAAAATTTTTATATATTATAGTTATGGAAAAGAAAAAATTAATTTCGTTTATTGACAAGTATTATTTGGCTGGTAATGCTAATAGTACTAAACTAGTTGTAGAAGACAAAACAATGTCCTGCGACTTTATTACAGATGATCAGAATGTTGTAGGTACAGTATCTGCAGAAGATTTTGATTTGCCGAATGGCGAGTTAGGAGTTTATGCAACATCTCAACTTGTAAAGATTCTATCTGCATTGGAAAGTAATATCAAGATTGATGTGAAGAAAGCAGAAGAAACTGCATATAGCATCCAGGTATCAGATAGCAATTCAGATGCAACTTTCATGTTAGCTGATCTGGCCGTTATCCGTCAGGTACCTAAAATGAAGCAGTTGCCTGACTTTACTGTTAAGATCAAGCTAGATACAGATTTTGCTGGTAGGTTTATCAAAGCCAAGAATGCATTACCAGAATCAACTAACTTTGCTGTTAATACATCAAATAATGAAGCTGAGTTGATTATTAATTATTCTAGCATGAAAACAAGCAGAATTACATTTAATGTTGAT